ACGAGAAGTCTGTACACGTAGTGAATAACAACAACCGTTACTTCATTACCCGTTCTTACCAGTACACCATTATCGAGAGAGATGGTTCTTACTCAGTGAAACTCTATCCTGTACCTCGTTGGGTGAATGACAATATTGGCTGGCAATTGGATTGGTATCTGTTTACCTTAGATAGAAACCAATTCTATAATGTAACCAATAGCGTGTACATCAACCGTAACTCCCCTACCCAGCAGCTCAATGGTAAGCTCTACGGGCCTACTCAACAGCTGAACGTAAGTATTGACTTAGGGACCATCAATAACTCCTTTAGACAATACGTACACCCACAACAGGTAGACGTACGTTTCTTAAGAAATGCAGCTGACCAGACTGATGATAGGTGGGAGATTGGTTTTGAAGCTTATCAAAACCCAGCCTACGGTAAAGGTTTACACCTCTTAGTGAAATCCATTGCTACCAATAGCAATGTAATCAATATCGCTAATAGCTGTACTACCCTAGATGACTTCTTGAACAAAGTCTACTACACTACCTTACCGCAATATCGTACTAATCGAGAACCTAATGCACCGAAACCCAATATGTTTAAAATCATTTGGGGGGACAACAGCATCGAATTCCCGATTCGTAAGTGGAATGAAGATTTAACCATTCCTTTCGATATTCCGGCTACGGCTACACCGGTTATCCTCTGGTACATCAATACCACCGATAATGACCTCTATTTGTCATTGTCACCCTTGCCGGTATTGATTGCCTGATAAAAGAAATGGGACTCAATACCCTATGAAAAGAACAGTCCGGGGCGGTTCCGGATGGTTCCTATAGAGAGGTCGTTTGTCTGTCGTGACTAACTGTTTTGTTTACGGAATTGTTTTTCGGTTATTCACGATAAATCCTCTAAGATAAACAAGCAAAACGGTTGTCAGTTTTCCCATAAACAACATCGTTGAGACTCCTTTCGTAGTAGTTGATGAAAAAGACGATATACACTCCTCTACCCTCGCAACAGGGGTAGAGGGGTGTATTAGTCTGTCTTACCATTAACTTAACCAGTAATCTAGGTCTAAATTACCACTATTACTGTTACCAGTCAATAGGGATTCAAATCGAGAAATATCCCTATTGTTGTAAGGATTCAATCCCAATGAATCGGTATTGACATCAGCTAAACCATCGATAATGTCATTGACCATATTGGGTTGTTTCCTTAAAGTAGTGAGTTTCTTCCCTTCTTTCAAATCGTCAATCATGCCAGAGATACTCATTTGCTCTCTGTTCTCTATCGATAACTTACTTTCTAAGTAACGAATCTCTTTCTCCAATTTAGCAAATTCGAAGTAGTTATCCGTATTACTCATTTCGTTATAAAGAGCAGTAATGTGCTCTTTTAAGTTATCTTGCTCTCTCTTCTTCAGTATCGTCTTAGCATCTAATACTTCACCTGCAAAAGCCACTTCACTTAAGAAACGACCTCTATTGATGTCGTAGTATCCTGTTTCTCGACCGTTGAAGATAAACCAACAAGCCAATAACCAAGCAATCACCATGTCATCATGACCACCTTTAGGATGGTCAATTCGTCCATTTACAATCACTAGACTAAGCAATTCATTAATCAATTGGTTGTCTTTTAGCTTATCAGCAGAGATGTCAATCGCTCTAAACAGCGTTTCGTTATAGAGGTTATCGCGAGAGTACTTACCATAACCAGATGTCGTATAACCAAAGGTATTTCTGTGTTGGTTAGCGATATTCATTCGGTTAGGGTGAGAGTCCATTAATTGGAACTTACGTGGGTCTGACGATTTCTCTTGTACAATAGTATTGAAGATTCGTCTAAATGGATCAATACCATGGGCAGGTAGGGTTTCAATCAAGTAATCAATAATGCCTTGAGCACTACTTCTGTTCTCTGGGATAATCATGACTTTACGGTATTTTATCATGAAGTCACTTAACCACTGCGAGAACTTATACAAATTCACTCGATTAACAGAAGCTGTACCGATGATTTCTAGGTTAGTAGCGTCAACAAACACCAAACAGCTATTGTCATTGTTCACCATGTTAGAACTATCAATACCAATTACGACTGGTTTCTCATTCATGATTTTATCGATTTCATGTGCCGTGTAATACCATTTAACATGGATATATCCAGAAGCGTCATGTGCCTGGGGCTCCATTTCACTTACTTTCATCATCTGGGTTTGTTTTACGTTAAATGGAGAAGATTCCATTTCGGATACCCAAACGTTAAGGAAGTCTTTTAACAAGTTAGCCCCAGTAACACCGGCACGAGACGCGTTTTCAGACAACCAAGCATCGTCTTTACCTAGCTGTTTGTGGGAGAACACACCTGTCACAGCGTAAATACCGTTCTTAGCAATAGCAGACATGGGGTTGGACCCAGCTCTAACTCTTTTCTCTAATTCTTCCGCATCTTTACAGTCTAACAACTCTTCTGTCCAAGGACAACCTTCACTATAGAGCTTATAAGCATAAGCACCGTAATCAGTGTCCTTAGAACCAGCTGTAGTAGCAATCACACAGCCGTAAGGCATACCGGCTTCTCTAGCCTTTTCAATCGCCGCGTTCTGAGAAGCTGAAGCAGAATTGAAACTTAGAGATAGATTAAGACAAAATGCCGCCTCGTCCAGTAAGAGCACATGGCTACTAAAACCACGACCTACACGCTCAGCACTTTCAGGTTGCGCTTGAGCAATACCGGTATTGAGGTAGCAGTTTCTCTTCTTAACAGTAATCAATTCACTGTTATCCGCATCCAGTTTAGTTAATGGGTTTAAGTAGTAGGGATAACGTCTAAAAGAGTTCTGTATCCTCCTGATGTTTTCAGCCCTAAGTTTACTGTCTTTGGTTAATAGAAAAATACGCATGTCCGTCCAGAAGAACAGACACCACTCGCTAATCTTGTCAATCGAGCTAGATTTACCTAACTGACGAGCCATCACGAAGAAATAACGAATGTGATTTAAGAAACACCACCATAATGATAGATTACCACGGTTGGCTAAGTAATAGTTGTTACCTGACGTGTTAGGTGCTGTGGCAATTTCTCTCACGAAGTACCAAAAGTTGTTCTTACACTCCAGAGCAATTCTGGCCATTTGCTCCATGGTTAAGTCTGGTGAAAACGGGTCTACTCCTTGTAGTGTTCTGTCATGTAAAGCTAAATGGAAATAGTAGTTCTTTAGCCCCATCTTCTTATACACGTTAGCCATGTCAATATAGCTCTGGTTCCTGGTCTTAGTATCCACTATTGCTTCTGGATACCTATTCCAGTCATCTAGGAATAAAATAGTCATTAGTGCTTTCCTCCTTACCTCTCTAGCCCTTTTGCATTAGGGACTAGAGAGAAAATAATGTATTTTCATATTAGCAATGGAAATTATTGCTTTTAGGCTAGGTATGTGTCTAATTGGAAAACTATGATGAATTCGCTATATAGATAGGAAATCTACTATGTATAAACACGTAAAAGACGTATTTAACGATAAGTGTAATCTATCATTCGATACGAAGTTTACCCAAAAGGTAGAACGATACCTTAACCAGTTAATCACTAAGTCCGATGAAGATTCTCAGTTTTGGGGTGGTCCACTGACTGGTACCCACAAAATCACGTTTACGAATAACGATAGAGGTAGGTGGTTTGAAGAAATCCTAGGGATTGATGAATCCGATGTAGAAGATGATTTAAACCTGATTATCGATGCAGTGAAATATAAAGTAGCAGGTGATCCATTATCATTATCTTGTGTTTGGTTATGTCATTCCCTTTGGAATAGCGGTAAGCTCTCTAAAGAGAAGAAACAGAAAGCCATGAGTGACGTGATGATGGTCATGTGTATTCGTTTCTTAACGTCTAGAATGAATCGACATTGGCCATTTCCTTGCTCTAAGGCTGTAGCAGAAGCTACGCTAGCCTCTATGTCTAATCGCTATGCTATTAAGCGTTTAGGCAGCTGGTTAGCCGTAATACGAGAAAGAGCAGACGATACAGTAGACATGGTAAACGGCATCCACAAACATGCGATTAACCGAATGGATATCGACATGAAATCCTCTGGACACACCAATTCAGTGGTTTATGTCGTAATCGATAATGCTACCCGTATTAAAGAGATGCTAAAGGGCATCTATAATCTACAGAAGATGGTACAAGAATCTGGTTTGAAGATTAACAGTACTTCAGCTACCTACATTGAAACAGATGGGGAGAGTATTCTTAAAGACAAAGAACAATCTTTGGAAATCTATAAGAATTACCTAAATGACATCATTGGGGATAAACCTAGCTTTATTAAACTAGACTTAGTAAGCATTATTGAAAATGCCAATAAGACCATGCCTCCACAGATGTTTAGAAACACTTTAGGGTATATCTCCGATGTCTACTCCAAGAACAATCAAGACAAGATTGAACTGAGTGACTTGATTGAGAGAATCATGACGCACTTACTGGTTTACTTATACAGTAACCGTAATGCCATGAAGAATAAGTCGGATATCCCTGGATTACTTTCTAAGCTAAAAGGTATCTATACTTCTTCTCGTACTACTGATCCTTTATTGCTAGGGATTCGTGATGACATGGAGAAGGTAGTTAAAAGAGCAACTAAAGTCAAATCCACTCCGGCTATTGCCGCTACCAGAACAGGTATTTTGTTATACATCGTACTGAGGGCTTTCACTCGTAACTATTACTCTTAAAAGTAGGAGAAATCTACCTCTTTCACCTTTAGGAGTAATCGATGTGTGTTATTGAAAAACTATTGACTAAGGTATACACCATTAGCGATGCTTTTCTAGGTGAGAAGAAATTAGAGTTAGTTGAGCCTGATGTAATCAATCGGATAGACTTTCACACCAAAATCGGTAATAATCTCAAGATTATCGTGGTGAAGAAACAGTACATCTACAGACGGAAGAAGAAATCCTTATTCCGTAAGCAAAAGAAGATTAACTGTGTCTACGAAGTCTACGCTGAGTTTAGTGAGAGTATGCCTAAAGTACTTAGTGATATCCTTACAGAGAAACTCGTCTTACCCCAACTACTCAATTCCCTAATCAGTGAGGAAAAGCAAGTTAATAGTGTTGTCAGTGCCTTTCTGGATATTAAGCTGAAACAGTTTAATAAAGTAATGAAGACCCCACGTAAGTCCTAATGCTACTCAGTACTCTCTATCTGGAGTACTGAGTAGTAGTGGGTTTATACTGAATTCAATAGAATTACAAAGCTCTACATGGTACAGTGAGCTGTAAATCTAGATTTACAGGGAACTATATCATTAACATGACAAAGCAAACCTAATAGCTGTTTGCTTAACGTTCTTTTATTTAGTCTAATGGTAGTTTATTTATAAAATACAAAAAGGAAACTAAAATGCTGAATCATGAGATGGTTTCTTACTGTTTCAAGAAGTACGTAACGGATCGATTCGTTAATCAGAAGCCGAAGTTCTTCTTGAAAGACATCTTAAAAGACCATGAAAATTGGAAAGAAGGAGATATTCTGTCTTTTGTAATACAAGAGACATTAGGTACAGCTACGTACCTAGAAAGAAAGAAACTGATTGTAGAAGTTAACCATCTATTAGAGGAGTTCTACAAGACAGTACAAGATGACGATCTTTTCGCTAGGGGCATCAATACGGTGGATTATTACAACCATACTCAGGAAAAACCTGATGTAGGTGACGATACTGAAACAGGGTTCTTCGATATCGACTATGCTACCCCAATCGATGTAGATCAATTCTTCTTCATTTCAGTGATGCTCTACTACATTGGTTTTATCCAATACGTAGTCAATACCAATAGCAATAAAGCTTACTTACTGAAACTGAAGAACATGTTACATGATAAACTGATGGAAATCATTGATGTCAGTCTATCGGTAGTCACCAAGACAGAACAAGTAGCTGAAGGCGGTATTAATCTAGAGAGCCACTGCGTGTTCTTAATGGCTCTGTATCGAGTGAAATACCTGATGTCGACTTATCCTAAGTACAAACACATTACTCGCGATGCTTACGATGATTACATCAACAGCACTCAGGATTACGATACAGTGGATGAAGGTATCATTACCATGGCTTCTGATAAGTTACCTAATAACCTGGCTCAGTACTTCGTAGAAAACTACATAGTATTGGCAATAGAGTTTCAAGTTGACTTATTGGACGAGTTCTTCAATGTAAGGTTCTTCTAAAATGAAAAAGGATATATCCACAATCAAGTACGTATTGGACTTCTCTAGAGGACCCAGTTCTGAATTACTGGAGAAGTTCAATTACTACAATTACGATTTAATGGAAGCGGTGATGGCTGATAAGAGTGATGATAGTTATAGCTATCGCTTAGATGCTACTGGTACGCTTCGCTCTTACTGCTCTCCTCGTTATGGTTGTTATGCCAATATATTGGGTAAGTGTATCTCTCCCTTAGAATTGGATGAAATCACTAGAAACCTGAATAGGTACTACAAGGATATAGAGAAGGATAACGTAGAAGTCCTCTATACCAGCACTAATGCGGCTAAGCTTCCATTAAACATGAAACCGGTATTTGGTTATGTCGGTGAAAATGGTGATGAACTCACCCCAATTAGAGTATACTGTATTCGTAATATTGTGGTACAGGCAAGAGGCTATATCCGTAGCTTCATTTACTACCAGTTTTATCGAGAAGACTTGTGCGAAGAGGGTAGAATGGCATTTGAAAGGATACTGCTTACTTTACCCGAAGATGTCAGTAGAAAGACAGCTAAGTTCTACTCTAATCAGTTTTGTTCATTGAGCGAACTCCACCGACACATTATCGATAAAGAGGTAGGTGTTTCTAAATACCATTCAGCTCTTCGTGGTGACGTAAGAATCATCATGGATAGCTTTAAGGTAATGGAGGATTACCACGTCGAACAAGAATACGCTGGATTTAAAGAATCTGGTAGACCACTTAATTGATTCATTCTACTCTCTCTACCACCATTAGGTAGAGAGAGTAGGTGTTTATTTATTCTCTACGTAGTAAAGAAGAAAGCTCGTAGAGGTTTATTCTATTGTAAAAGGAATTTCTTTATGTCTAATGAAAAGATTGTTTTGGATCTAGATAAAGGTTTAAGTGCTGAGCAAACAGCTGCCATTCCCGTTTTCTTTAGGGAGAGACTGGAGGAAGTCGTTACTGGTAACCCAGAAGACATCAGTGCCATTCACTTAGAAGATGAAATCGACACCATGGTTCTAATAGGTAAGAGTGGCAATGCTCTCTGTAGACTTGTCACCATGTCTATTTTGGAAGATGAGCAAGAGTTCATCTTCGAACGAATGAAAGACATGGTTAATAGGGATATCTCTAAGAAGGACATAGACTTGATTTCTGTCTATAACATTGCCTATAAGAACGGTGAAGAAGACCCGTTTATCTTCTATAAAGATAAAGAAACTGGTGAAGAGAAACCCATCTACGGTTTCTGTTACAAAACCGTTACCGTGGCGGTGAAAGATGATCACTATGCCTTCAATCTCTTCTACTTTATTCCGGAATACTCGCCTGAAAACAACTATTCCGTAGTTCGTACAAAAGGTAAAATTCACCACAATGACATCGCCTGTATATCGAGTTCAATGAAAATCGGAGAAGATGAGTTAGAGGTGGTTAATGCAATATGGGGTTATCTATCACCCGAAGAAGTTGATGTCATCTTCGAGAATGGAGCTGTATACGAAGTACCTTGTTCGGAATGTATCTCTATTGATTACATTCTCTACGTGATTGATTCCATGGTCGATAGCCAGAATGTATCTAAAGAGGAATTCATGTTCTTTGTTGGCGGCGAAGACAAACCTGAAGGGTATCTAAACTAAGAAGGAGTTTATTCTAATGTTAGTCAATGAAGAATTAATGGATATTGAGTGTGTCTACAATGTAGTTAAAGGATTCAATTGGGATACCTTCAAAGCGGTTACTGCTTACATTGATAGTATCACTGGTCCCATTACTGAAGCCGAAGACTGTGAGGAAATCACCTTCAATAAAGAAGCTGGTTATTCTGTATTCTATTCACCTACTAAGGGCAGTTGTCTTTACACCAATTCACTATCCATTCAGGACTTTGAAATGGATGAGTTGTTGAACCAAACAGGTGATGGTAAACCAGTTAAAGAGTCTGATGTCACTATCCGTGCTGTCAATACAGTTTTCTTCAGTTTACCTAAAGGAGTAAAACCTAAGGTAGCTTATACCGTAGATGAAGATGGTGAAATGTATCCTGTTTACGCTATGGTAATTAAACGAGTGGTATATAGCTACAAAAATCAGTCTTGTATCGTTATCTTTATCCAGACCGTCCGTGAGTATAAACCAGGGGTGGATTTGAACGATTTCGAAGAGGAAGGTGGTTACAGCGTAGATACCACTACTCTTTACCTCACTGCTGGTAAAGACGCCTGGAGAACTGAACCTGCAGTAATCGACCTTCGTTCTGAAGAATATAAACCGTACTACGACCACATTAAGGTACAAGAGCAGACTCAGGATAAGCTCAGTGACTACGCCTCTAGTGTAGGGTACTGGATAGATAGATTATGCCTCTAAGATAAAATAGCTAAATTAACAGCTACTCGGTAATAGACAATACTACTCTACTCCCCGTAATGGAGAGTAGAGTAGTGGTCTTATCATTTCTTTTTTACTTCAAGATGTAAGTAACTCGACTAGTAAACTAGTCTCATTGCCTATTTTAAAATATAGGTAGCGCGTCTATCGCAGATAGACTTTAGCTGCTTACTTTAGAATGTAAGTAGCGAAGACACTAACGTGGTCAGTCTTCTCCATGATTTCGTAGAGCTTACTGCTCTCAAACTGGATTTCACTCAATTCCACGTCTTTAGGCAACACAATGACTAAACAAACATGTTTACCTTCATTAATCAAAGCTTCTGCTTTCTCTAAGACGTAATCCGGTACATTAGAGTAGTTTACGGTCATGACTACCGTATCTTCTACTCCCTTGCATACTCCGGCCAATTGATAAGCAATGTCGTATAGACCAATGCCTTCTATACCATGGTTTAAGTGTTCAATAGCCAAGTGAGTATCTTTAATTGTTACCTGGTGATTATCGATATTCGTAATCACGTCTTTTCTACCTAACTGGTAATCGTAGGTAGGGTCATTAGGGTCACCTAAGTCTCGACCTAATGATTCTACCATGTCTTCCTCATGTTCAGCATCTTTAGAATAGATTTCATTTAACTTAGCACTGACTAAAGAAGCAAAGTCACCATACACAGGTACAGTCTTGGCTTTAGCTCCGTATAACGATAAGTCATGGCTAAATGACTCTACAGACAATTCATGGATAAAATCCAATCTAGCTACTGCTTTTACTTTCATTTTCAATAATCCTTAGATTAGATTAGACGAGAGATCACTATAGAGATTATACTTCATCTGTAGGTCACTAAGCCAACCAATCTTAGAAGCTTTCTTCAACTCTTCTAAGTACAATTCATTAGCGTCAGCAAAGCTATCGAGAAACTCACTAAACGCTCCTAATTCAGAACCACCATCTAACTTAGCCTGATTCACTCTAATCTTCAATTTGTTATAAATAGCGGCTTTAGTAGCCAGTACAGCTAACTTCTTAAAATAAGCTGCTGCTGTCATGTTTAAACTGTTTAAATTACTATCGTGCTCAATCAGTACTTCAGCGTAAGTACCAGGAGGCAGGTAAGACATTCTTCTAATCCTAAAGGCATTAGGAGAAATCATCTCACAGCGAGCATTGTAGTTTAGAGAAACCGATTGATTGGAATTAGCCAGTTTCTGTGCAGCAGCTAATATACTGCTACCGGCTACTGTAGCGGTATCAGCGTAGATACCATTGGGATAGATGTTAGCGGTATTGATACCCAATACAGTCAGTATCTTGTAACCACCAGTAGCTTTAGGCGGTACTGTTACGACATAATCCATTTCAGACACCCTCTCTACCATACATTCTTGTAGAGGGATTTCTAGAGTACGGGCATATTCCACATTTAAATCAGGCATCAGTCTACGTTCGAATACTTCTGCAATCAAAACAGCATCTTCATCTACTGCTGACCAAGGATTTCTACCATATCTAGAAGCGATGGTGAATTCCGAGATCAAGGACTCTGGTATCTCATTTTTTATGCTATTCAGGCACAAACTCAACATTGACATTTACTTTATTCCTCCGTAAATAAGGGGTATTTTAGTTCATACGAATCCCTTAGAAAATGTCGTTACATAGTGCTGCAATCTATTAGATTGCA